TGGCACAGTGAATCACTTGGTTATAAATCTATCTACGAAGTCTACATGGAAGATATTTCTGGTATTCCGAATAACGGGTGATATATGACGTTGAAAATATCATCTGAAGTGAAAGAAGATAGACGACAGTTAGACAGCTTCTTCAGACGCCTTGAATCCTTAACAACACATGAAGTGCAATACGGATATTTTGAAGGCGATACGCACAATGAATCTGGATTGGACATCGCATACTTAGCAGAAATGCTAAACTATGGTACTGATACAATCATAGCTCGCCCGTTTATGAATTTAGCTGCTGATATGGTGGAAAGACACTTTCAAGTGTCAAGTCGATGGGGTAAAGATGTTTGGTTGTATCTATCTGGTACTGGAAACATCAAGCAACTCCTTAAACAATTCGGTAGAGTTGGTGAAGTGAGTGTTCAAGGTTCTATTGATACTGGTAACTGGGCTGATAACGTTGAGTGGTGGAAACAAGCGAAGTTTGAAATGTATGGTCAGTCAGCTCCATTAGTAGCTTCACAAGAATTATATGATAGTGTTTCATCTAGAGTAGTAAAGGATAAAGCCGATGGCGTTTAAAAGGCGTGGAGCAATGCCACGTAAAACATTACAAGCTAGAAGAATTGTTGAGACACGTAATGAATTTAATGAAGTGGTGAGCGTTACACCGACAACATTCCAAGCTTTATATTGCACAGTTCAACCGTATGAGGGCGATCTATTTACACCGGATGTTTTAGGTTATACAGATAAAGATGTGTTCACTGTATTCACTGAAACAGAGTTGCGTGTAGGTAATGAAGGCACTAATCGTAAACCTGACGAGATACAGATTGAAGGTAAATGGTTTAAAGTTGTTAAAGTGAAGCGCTGGACAACATTACTGAACCATTATGAGTGTGTAGTGATTGAAAAGGACGAAGGTTTATTATGACAGCCGTTACATACGATCATCAACAAGCTTACGATCAACTTAAATCACGTATTAAATCATTATGCGATAAAGTGTTTGAACCTAATCTTCCATTCACCATACGTGGCGCATCAAACCAGAAACTATCTGACACCTACATCCAGCTCTGGATTAAAGATTGGAATAAGATAGGCAAGTATGACAAAGTAGATACTAACACATACGCGGTGAAGTATGAAGTTATTGTAGACATATCTGTTCATCGACCACCTACAGCTACATCGTTAGTTGGTACAACAACAGTATCATTAAACAGAATTATTAATGCTTTTGAAGCGAGTGCTGGTACTTACTTTGATTCATTCAAAGACCACAACATATCTTATCTCAGAAGCAGTAGTGTTACACAAAGACACTTTCCAATAGACAGAAATCAACTAGAAGAACGCTCATCTGTAAGCTGTGTGTTTGAAGTTGTTGTTGTAGAACTAGATACAACAGATGTTGGCTATATCGAGACAGTGGTTCTCAACGGTAAAGCCGATAATATACCTTTCACCGATACAATATCATATCCTTAAACTAGGAGCTTTTCATGGCAGAAGTACCTATCGAAAGTCGTGTTGATGTCATTGTGGCATTAGGCACACAACCGATCTCTACAGCATCATTTGACAGTGCAGTGTTCGCTGCTGAGTTGACAGATGCTGCTTTTCCACAAGATTATAAAATTTATAAAGATTTAAAAGAAGTAGTAGCTGATGGTTTTGCCACCACTACATCAGTATACAAATTCTGTGCATTAGCGTTTGGTGGTAAATTCCGCGCTAAATCAGTATACGTTGTTAAATTTGGTTCTACTGGCGTAGCCGTTACTAAGACTCCAGTTCAAGCATTAACAGACATGTTCTTAGTTGATGACACAGCCTACTACATTGGTTGTAGCTCTCACTCTGACGCTAACGTATCAGCATTAGCTGCTTACGCTGAATCACTGGATAAGATGTATGTCAACGCAACACAACAAGCTGGTGTTCTGGTTGCAGCTACAACTACAGATATTGCAAGCGTGTTACAAGACGCTGCTTATGACCATGTCATCACATTGTATAATGCGTCAGCAGATTCAAGCTACGCAGAAGGTGGTATCGTAGGTGCTATGGCGGCTATCACTGCTGGTACATCTACTTTAGAAGACAAAACGATGACAGGCGTTACTGTTGATAGTTTGAATGCTACTCAACGTGCATCATGTGAAGCTAAGAACGTTGCTTACTACATGCCTATCGCTGGTGTGAATTCAGTGTTCAACTCTAAAGTAGCTTCTGGTCAGTTCTTCGATACTATCGTATTCGCTGACTGGTTGAAAGCTCGTTTAGCTGAAGAAATCTATGGTTTACTGAAACGTGAATCAGATTTAGGTCGTAAGGTGTCTTACGACGAAGCTGGCTTCTCTAAGATCCGTCAGGCTTGTCGTCGAGTGATTGAAGTTGGTAAAGCGTCAGGTAGCGTATCTTTAGACCAAGAAGCTATTGTTCGTACACCAGAACGTGATGAGATTTTAGAAGCGGATCGCATGAATCGTATCCTTCCAAATCTTGTTGTTGAAGTGCCATATTCTAATGCAGTACACAAAGTCATTGTACGTGCATATGTAACAGTTTAAGGAGATAAGATATGGCTTCTAATCATACTTGGGTTTACGACCCACGTAAAATCACTGTAACAATCGGTGGTGAGGAAGTGTACGGTTGGGCTGAAGGCTCAATGGTTTCTGTTGATAAAGCAGACCAAACCACTAGCACTACTCGTGGTATTGATGGTCGTGATATGACTGTTAATATCAATCCAATGCGAGATGGTACAGCAACCATCACATTGCAACACACTAGCCCGTTCAACAAAGTATTATATACTTGGGCTGAAGCGTATGCAAATGGTTTTAGTGCTACAGTTCTTCCTATCGCTCCATTCAGTTTACGTGACCCTTCCGGTATCTCTGTAGAAACTACATGCTGGTTGGAACAAGTACCTAGCTTTGCTATGGGTCAAGAAACTGGTGAATTGTCTTGGACATTACACTTGGCTGACGCATTACCTAAGACTTCAGAATCTTGGGCTTCTGCTACAAACCTTGGCAATATCCTCGGTATTCAATTACCTTCATTATAAGTTTGTCATGCGTGGGACATATGGATGTGTCCCATGTTTTAGTTTAAACGACGCATAGACAATTACATAACATAAGAGCATGACAAATGAATTTAGAACGTAAAAAAGAAACATTCAATGTAGGTGGTAAAGCCTATATCTCTATGTCTTGGTCGCCATTGAAAGCGGCTAAACACCTTCCTCGTATTGGTAAAGCGTTTGCTGTTCCAATTTCCTTCTTGATGTCTAATGGTGAGAATGTTAGCTCAGCTATTCCTCAAGCCATGTTCATGCTATTTGAACAGTTAAGAACAAGACATTGCAGAACTATTTAATATTATTTTACAAGACATTTGGTGCAAGACAACAGACAAAGCACTGAATATTGAAACAGATTTGACGGATCTAGATGAATTGTTACAACTTGCGGCTCTGGTGCTTAAGCAACACTACGGGAGTTTAATCGAGGGGAAGGGGTTCGGTCAGTTGTTTTCAACGATGATTCCGTTGCATCAACTGGCGTAAAACCAAGTAAGCGTGTGATCCAACACATTGAGAAGTATTCAATGTTGAACCCCATAGAAATGTTGTTTATGAGGGCAGTAAAGGACGGTGGCGAGACTGCTGCATCTTTAGAATCACAAGACCTTGATTACTTACTCAAAATAAATGATTATTTAGATACTAGAGAAATGATTGAAGCTGATGTTAACAGACAAGTTGAAGCTAAAAGAAACAAGGGGTGATTTCACCCCTTAGTCCAATCTTTATCTGGCGCGTAACGCTGACGCAAAGCTTCAGCTACGCGAGTATCTTCTTGTAAGTCAGCAAGCTGACAAGCATACTCATGCTTCTTGGCTTGCCAAGCTTTGTGTGCTTCTAGTTCTGTTTTAAAATAACCTAATTTATACTTCTGTTTATTGAATGGATTACTACAAGCGCTGACATATTTACCAGTCGCACGGTCAAAATAAACACCAATTAGACAACTACCTCTCAGTTTTTTACTATCGAGAATAAAATTGTTAGTTGTTTGGTCTAGTAATACACAGGTT